TAAAGAGAGCCTTTTTATTGAATATGTCTATGTTGTCTCGCTTCTTGAATACTTCTAAGATAGCGTCTGCAACTTTAATTTCTCCTTCTTTGTCGAACAGTTCAACTAGGTTATCGTCAACATATTTTATGAATTGATCTATTACAGAAACTCTATTAATATCAGAGGATTCTGGTTCTAAGATTAAGGTTTCATGAGTACTATTAGCGTTATCAATCTCTTCTACTTGTATCTTAGAAACCATTTTTTTGTAGTTCTTTTGATTGTAGATAATCAAGTATCTTTTAGCAATGGTACCAAAATAAGAGTAGGCTTTACCTTTTGATTGATCGTAAAGGTGCAATTTTTGTAAAAGAAAAGAGATAACTTCGTACTTAAGATCTTCGATATTATCTACTTCCGTATAATAAAACTTAAAAGTGTGGATAATGTTCTCTGCTAATTTATAAAACGCGTAGTGAATCTCTTTGTTATAAATTTGATTTGCTACAGCTTGATTAGGAGCAGCGCGATATCTTAAGATTGCCTCTTCAGTTTCAGAAGTAAAGTAGACATTCTTGGTTTTTGGTTTTCTTTTTCTAGGAGTGCCTTTAATTGTAAGGCCCATGTCCTGTTCTGCTTCAACTATTAAGTCTTCTGCCATGGTTTATTTTCTCCCTGTAAATTGTTGAACACGTAATTGAATTGCTTTAATTGTTTCAAATAGAGATAACAACTCTGGATCTGATTGAACCCACATTGTCATGTCTATTTTATTTACTAAGCCGTTAAACTCGTCTAATAAAGACATTGTATCGTTTACAAAACCGCTTTGATTAAGTACGATCTCTTCTAAACGTTTATTTTTTCTATATAAATTGTATACTATAGCGCCAAAGATTGTGACGAACCATAATACTAGTGCAATTATTCCAGTCATTTTGTTTTAAATTTGTGTTTCTACTCTCGAAGCCATTAAATCGGCTTGATGAAGTATGTAAGGTAAATTAGATTTTAATTCAGAGTCAGAACTGTACGTAATATAATACGCCTTATTTGCTTCTTCATACAATCCATCGTGTAATTTGATTGCCAAGAATTCATTTTCGCTAACAGAAATACCAGCTTCTTGTAAATAGAATAAACTTCTATCTGCAATTCTCATGTGAGTGATCTTACTATTATATTTAAAGTGTGCTCCTTGTTTCTCTACATGCCAAGAAGAGTCGTTAGGAATATAGAAAGGCTCTTCGTTAGTGCCCAATTTACCTAGGTCATGATTAATTGCAGAGAATACTAATTCTTCAATGGTATAATCTTTCTTCTGACCAAAGCGTTCCCATACTTTATCCATTACTAAAGCGGCTTCAACTACTCTATTAACGTGTTCAACGTAACCTCCTGGAAAACAGTTGTGATGTGCTAATTTAGTAGACGCAGGACTAATAGCTAAAGTAACTTCTCTATTTTTATAAAATTCCAGTAAAGAGTCTTTTCTATCAGACGTAATATACTTGTCGATGTATCCGTAAAACTTTTGCAAGTTCTCAAGGATTTGTTCTTCTGTTAGTTTTTTCATAACTTTTATTTTTTAATTAAGCTTCGTGCTCAGTGTTGATTAAGTGTTGGATCTCATTTATCTTTTCTTGCATCTTTTCTAAAGTCTCTTTTAACTCTTGTGGAGGACGCAATTGGGAAATTTGTGAATTTTGGTACATTATCATGTTTACCAACTCACTTAATTTTTTAGTAACTAGTTCTTTGTATCTCATATTGTTAATTTAATCTTTTTGTATCGCATCTATGATATTATCTATCGAGTACATGCCCATTGTGCTAATATTTTCAGATATTATTTTTATTTTTCCTATGTCATTGTACTTTTCGGCGATGTAGAATATCTTGCCTTCCTTATTAACCATTGGGTACATATCCACTCCAGTAACATTTTCTATATTATCACACATGTTTGGATAGTCTTCGCAAGGAATTGCATCGTACTCGATTTTTAAACGATCTAAAGTTGACTTTAGTTTTTTACATTTATCGCAACCTTCTAAAAGGTATACTTCTAGTTTAATCTTTTTCATAATCGTCAAATTCAGGATCTAATGACTTCATTGTTTCTATCCACAAGAGTTTTTGTTGATCAGACATATTTTCAAATTGCATACTTAGATATAGATATAATGCTTGTATCTCCTCCTCTGTTAGGCTTTGCTTTCCTTCTTCCCCTATGTTTAGTAGTTTTGATAAGTCCATAGTTGTCTGCTGTTGTTTTCCCCCTGTAGTAGAAGGTTTTAAAAATAATTATTTTATAGGATAATAAAAAACTTAAGTTCTAAGTGCGCTCAACAAAGATTAAATTTTTTTATTAAACATATTTTTTGTATATTAGATTCATGGAGAACGAACAGTTAGTATTAGGACTTTTAGAATCGGTACTTGGAAAGGGAAAACCCGACAAGAACAAGAAGGATCATGTATTCCATTGCCCTATATGCAATCACAAGAAGCCAAAACTAGTGGTAAACGTTTCTAGCGGTCAATACAACTGTTGGACTTGCCACCCGCCTACTAAGGGCAAAACGCCTGTGTCTCTATTCAAGAAATTGGGTGTTGATAAAGCGCGCATAGTAGAGATGAAGAGCTACTTTAAAAGCGATCGTACCAAGATTGACGACGCTGAAACTACTCGCGTATTTTTGCCCACTGAATTCATTTCTATGACCGATAACGATGGATCTCTAGAGTATCGCCACGCTGCTGTCTACTTAAAAAAGAGAGGCATCAACGAATCCGATGTAAGAAAATACAACATTGGATATTGTAAAACTGGTCGATACAGAAACCGCGTTATTATTCCTTCTTACGATAGAAACGGTCAAGTAAATTACTTCATCGCTAGATCTTTCGAAAAGGATCCATATCAAAAGTACGACGCTCCATCTATTCAGAAGACTGAGATTGTGGGCATGGAGTACTTTATAAATTGGTCAGTTCCAGTAATACTATGCGAAGGAATATTCGATGCAATAGCAATAAAAAGAAACGCAGTTCCTCTATTTGGAAAAAGTATTCCAAAGGCACTGATGTTAAAACTTGTGGAATGTCAAGTAAAAACAGTATATTTGGCTTTAGACAAGGATGCTCTTAAGGAAGCATTGACTTACTCAGAACAATTAATAAATTTGGGTAAGGAAGTCTATTTAATAGAATTAGATGGCAAAGACCCATCTGATTTAGGTTTCGAAAATATGACAAAATTATTACAACAAGCAAAGCCGTTAACATTCGGTGAGATCATTCTCAAAAAAATGATGGGTTAAACCATGATAAGAAAAATATTCCAAGTAAGTGATATTCACATTAGGAACTTTAAGAGACACGACGAGTACAGAAGAGTGTTTGAGAAACTTTACAACTACATTAGAGAAAATTTTACACAAGACGATCTAATCTGTTTGACTGGAGATATCGTACACGCTAAGACTGACGTAACTCCTGAATTAGTAGAAGAGGTACAAGCTTTTCTAAAAAGTCTAGCAGACATTGGAAGAGTATTATTGATTCCTGGCAATCACGATGCGAACTTAAACAACGGTCATAGAATGGATGCGTTGACTCCTATCGTTAATGCTTTGAACCATCCTAATCTAACGTACCTTAAGAAGACAGAAGTATTAGACATTTATAACAACAACGTTACTTTCTATCACTGGTCGGTTTTTGACAGTCACACCGAGTATCCGAAATGCGTTAACGAAGGAGACGACTTCAAGATCTGTTTGTATCACGGACCAGTTAGCGGCACTGTAACAGAAAGCGGCTTCGGTCTTTTCGACAACGATGTCAAAGTAGAAGATTTTGAAGGCTTTGACTTAGTTTTATTAGGCGATATACACAAAACTCAATTCTTAAACGAAGAGAAGACTATAGGTTATCCAGGATCATTGGTACAACAGAACCATGCTGAGTCTTTGGTACACGGCATATACGTTTGGGATTTAGCAACTAAGTCTGCAGAGTTCGTTGAGATAGAAAATGATACTGCTTTCTATACAATCGAAGTAGACGCTGGAGTTTATCAGCCATTACCACAACTACCTAAGAATCTTTACTTAAGAGTCAAATATAGGAACACTGATCAGTCTGAAATTAAAAGAATTGTAGCAGAAATTAAGCAGGAACACAACGTATTAGAGACTTCTTTGATGAAAATACGAGACTTTACTAATTCTTCTAATGAAAATAAGAAGCTTAACGTACACAACGTAAGAGATATCGATTACCAAAACAGTTTATTAGTAGATTTCCTAAAAGAAAAGTACGATTTAGATGATCAATCAGTGAAAGACATTTGTGAGATCAATAAAATAGTTAACGACGGATTACCAAAGTCTGAAGTTCCAAGAAATTCTATTTGGATTCCTAAGACTTTTGAATTCTCTAACATGTTTAGCTATGGTAAAGACAACTTTATTGACTTTTCTAATATGTCAGGAACCTACGGTATATTTGCGCCTAATGCAAGCGGTAAATCTACGCTACTTGATTCAATTGCTTATTGCATATTCGACAAATGTTCTAGAACCACGAAGTCTGCGCAAGTAATGAATAGCATTTCTGACTCTTTCAAGTGTAAATTAGTCTTTGAATTAAATGGATTAGAGTACACTATAGAAAGAAAGGGATCAAAACAAAAATTAGGCAATGTAAAAGTCAATGTGGACTTCTATTATACTGATCAAGATGGAAGTAAAGTCTCTTTAAATGGTAAAGAGAGAAACGACACTAACAAAAGCATTCAAAATGTTATGGGTACGTACGAAGACTTTGTTCTTACTGCGTTATCCATGCAAAACAACAATACAGGTTTCATCGATATGAATCAAAAGGACCGCAAGGACCTCCTTTCTCAATTCTTGGACATCAACGTGTTCGAAGATTTGTACAATCTTGCTAATAACGAGATGAAGGAGGTCTCTGTTCTTTTGAAAGAGTATCAAAAACAAGACTATCATGAGCTATTAAAGAAGGCAGAGTTCGATGTAGACACATTTGAGATTAAACTTGAAGAGACTAAAGATAAAAGGTCACAAGTAGAAGGCAAAAGAGATGCTAAAAGCGAAGAGATATTAACCGCTACTAAAGAATTGATTAAAGTTGACGAAGATAGTGTTGACATTGAAGAGTTAGAAGGCCAAAAATCTGCTATAGAAGCTGGTATTACTAAAGTCACTTGTTCTGTAAGCGAAAATAACGATCAAATAAGTCTTATAGAATCAAAGATAGCTGAGCTTAACGCTAAAAAAGTAGGAAACGAGCTAATCAAAGACATTAATTTAGACGATTATAGTCACAAGCTAAGAAGTCATAAACTGGATACTGAAGCTTTACAAGATAAGCAGCTAGAATTGAGCAACGCAAACGCCAATTTGAAGAATAGCTTAAAGAAAATGGAGAAATTAAAGGAACTTAAGTACGATCCTAACTGTAAATTCTGTATGGACAACGTATTTGTTAAAGACGCCATAGAAACTAAGAACTCCATAGAAGCAGAAGAGCACGCGGTTAAAGAATTAGAAGAGCAAGTAGAAACTTTGAAGAAAAGAATCAAATATTGCTCAGCGGCTGTAGAAATTAAAGAAGCAAAAGACAAGTACGAGAAAGATTTACAAGATTTAGAAGCGAAAAAGAATAAAAAAGAAGCAGAAGACAATAAGTTAACAAAAAAACTTCAAGACGCACAAACTTTATTAACTAATATAGAGACAAAAATAGCTTCTTACTATCAACAAGAAGAGGCAATCACTCACAATCAGACCATTAATACTAAAATAGCTAAATTAAAAGACGAGTTAAAAGCTATTAATAGAGAATTGGAACAAGTTAACGATGAAATATCAGATATTGCAGCTAATAAGAAACTTGAAGAGAATAATAAAACAAAGTACGAGCAAGGCATAGGCAAATTAAAAGGCTTAGAGACAAAATTCAAGGACTATCAGTACTATTTACAAGCAGTACACAGAGACGGTCTTCCTCACAAGCTAATTGCTAACATTATTCCTCAAGTAGAAGAAGAGATCAACAATATCTTAGCTCAATTGGTAGATTTCCAAGTAGTATTACACGCTGACGATAAAAATATAAACGCATACATTGCTTATGACGAAAATAACTTTTGGCCTCTTGAACTTACTTCAGGCATGGAAAAGTTCGTTGCAAGTTTGGCTATCCGAACCTCTCTTATCAACGTATCCACTCTTCCTAGGCCCAACTTTATGGCAATAGACGAAGGCTTTGGAGCGCTTGACCAAACTAATCTGAGCTCAATGGTCATGCTATTTGATTATCTTAAGACACAATTTAAGTTTATCATGATCATATCCCATATTGACTCTATGAGAGACGTGGTAGACCATCATATTGAGATAAACAAAGTCAATGGCAGATCCAAGATAGAACAAGCAGCGTAGATATTTATTATCATGATCAAAACAGTCATCGCCATATATCCAGGAAGGTTCCAACCATTTGGTAGGCACCACGCTGAATCATTTAAGTGGTTAGAATCTAAATTTGGCAAAGGAAAAACTTTCATTGCTACCACAGACGTAGTAAATTTACCTAAAAGCCCTCTTAATTTCAAAGAAAAGAAGCAAATCATAGACAAATACGGATTGGGTAGTAGTCTAGTTCAAGTAAAAAATCCATATCCAGCTCAAGAGATTACTCAGAAGTTCGACCCTGAAACTACAGCTGCGGTTTTTATGGTTGGAAAGAAGGATATGCAAGAAGATCCTCGATTTAAGATGGGAAAGAAAAAAGACGGAAGCGATTCTTATTTTCAAGAGTATAAACCTGGCATGAAGATGGAAGGTTACATGAAACATGGCTATTTAATCGTTGCTCCACACACTTCTTTTAAGATTACGGGATTTGGTGAAATGAGTGGTACTACTATTAGACAAGCCCTATCGTCTAAATCCACACCAGAACAATACAAAAAATTATTTACCGATATATTCGGATGGTATGATCCAAAAATTGCAGACATGTTGAAAAAAAAGTTCTCTCAATCTAATAGTCTAAAAGAATCTGTTGGCTTTGAGAAATCTCTTATATTAGAATATCTAGTTTACAATTTGCTAACAGAAGGAGGAGCCGCCGGTCACATGGCACACCCTTTCGATATTCCTTCTGTGAAGACCGGCAAAGATTTGTTAAAAGTATTTCAACAAACTGGAGATTTTCTAACAAAAAATCCTGTTCCAGTAAAAATAGACGGCGTAAATGCTTCTATTAGATTAGCCAAAATAAACGGTAAGTCTCAATTTGTAATGGATAGAGGATCTAATAAGCCATTAGACGTTAAAGGCATCACTTCAAAAGATCTTACTGATAGATTTGGAGAAGGACACGGTATGATTAGAGTCGGTGGTAAGGTATTAGAGATATTCAATAAGGCTTTGCCTTCTATCAAGGGAGAACTACAAAAATTAGGAATGTTAAACGATCCTAATAAGATGTTTAATATAGAATATGTAGAAGGAAAATCAAACGTTCAAGAATACGAGAGCAATTTCTTAGCTATACACAACATATTAGAACTTGAAAGAGTAAGTCCCACTAAAAGAGTCACCAAAGAAACAGACTATGACAGAAAAGCATTGGCAGAACTTATTAAGAAGGTAAATCCAATTGCTAAAAAATACGATTTCGAAGTAATGGGAGAAATTCCTGCTAAATTAAAAACGAAACCTAATTTCTCCTCAGCACTTTCCAAAAATTACACTGTAGTTTTAACCAAAGGGAAGAAAGAAACCAAATCTTTAAACGATTGGCTGAACAAAGCTAAAAATACCAAAGGTTTAAAGCTAAAGTTAAAAGACGGAAAAACTGTTGACGCACTAAGCAAGCAAGTATTTATCTGGATAATGGATGGAAAACCAGTTGATCAATTGGTATCAGATATGAAAGACGCTCAAATAGCCATAGATTCATTCGTAATATATAATGCTACAATGTATTTAGGCGACGTAATACTGGACTCTTTGACCTCTCCATTGGGCGATGTTAAAGACCAAGAAGGAATCGTGGTTAGAGACAAAGCGGTATACGATAAGCCATATAAAATAACTGGATCTTTTATATTAAGAGGTCTTCAAACTGCTTTTGGAAAATAACATGACACCTAAAGAAAAAATAGCGTTACTACAAGATTTCGTGGAATACTGCGAAAATGCCTTAGACATAAAGAACTTGCCAAAGGTAAAGTTTGTTTTCGATAGAAGATGGGCTACAAATTTGCACAGTTTTGGTAGATATAGAAACGGAGAAAGAGACGTGACTGTGTACATGAGAAACAGAAACATGGCAGACGTGCTTAGAACATTAGCACACGAACTAGTACACCACAAACAAAACGAATTAGGTAAATTAAAGCCAGATAGCGGTAAAGCTGGATCTGATATAGAAAACGAAGCGAACGCAAAAGCCGGAATCTTAATGAGAGACTTCGGTAGAGAACGCGAAGAGATATACGAATCAGAAAGCCTAAAACTAGGAAACATACTAAAAGAAATAAAAAGAAAGTAAGATGGAAAAATCGGTTTTGAAGAAAGAGTTTGGCAAGAAAGATGTTCAAAGAATGAGGAACATTATCTCTGGCAACACAGGAGCTGCTACGCAGACTCTTGCAGGATGGGAAAAGAAACATATAGATCATACAGAAGGAGATGTTTGGGAAGAAGAGGGACGTACATGGACTATAAAGAATGGAATTAAGCAGAACATTACCAAACTAGATGGCATAAAAAAGTTGGTGGTGATGCCAATAGCTTGTCCCAACTGTGGTAAACACATGAAGATCACCGAAACCAATAAAAAGATGTACTCCATTCACAAAATGTGTTTGGAATGTGTTGTTAACATGGAAGCCAAGATTAAATTGGAAGGCAAATGGGAACAATACGAAAAGGGCATCGTTAAAGCGAACGCATTGGCGAATCTGGTTGACTTTGAGAAGGCCGTTGATTCGTGGTACGCAGAAAAAGATACATTTGTCTCGGAATCTGGGGAAATAGAAAGTTGGGGTGGTGGAGACAAGACAAAGATGTACGAAGAGATCAAAACTAGGTTACAAGAGATGAAAAACACCGATATTTATTAATAAAATTTTCTATAATGCCAGCGGTATCTAAAAAACAACAAAAATTCATGGGAATCGTACATGGATTACAAAAAGGAACGGTAAAACCATCAGACGTATCCAAAAAAGCACAAAACGTAGCAAAAGACATGAAACCAAAAGCGGCAACTGACTTCGCATCAACAAAACACAAAGGACTTCCTACCAAAGTTAAAAAAGAAAACGTAGACGGAGCAATAGACACTTTATATATGGTTAGAAAGCCATATTCTGGCTGTCAATTAACTTCATTAGTACAACCTATCGATCCTTTAGTGGGTCTTGGTGGTTCAGAAGTAGTTCCAGATCACGTTCACGCAGTATTTTCAGATAAAGATCAGGCAATGGCTATTGCTGAAACACTTTACGAAGAGTATTGTGCTAAGATGGAAGCTTTAGAAGAAAAGAAAGGCGCTGTAACAGGCAAGATATCTTCTGCTATCGATGCTTTAGAAAAGAAAAGAAAAGAGCACGTTGATATGGCTAAAGAAGATCCTAAGAATGCATCTAAGCACAAAGATAAAATCGCTATGATAGCTACAAAGATCGATGATTTGATGAGTAAACTTGAGAAAGTTGAAAGATCAAAAAAAGCAAAAGAAATTGATTCTAAAAAAGATAAAAAATAATGGAAGAGGTAGCAAAATTCATATCGACTTTACTAAATAGTCGTCAACAAGCTCAAGTATATCATTGGCAAGCAGTAGGTGAAGGCTCTAACGCAGCTCACTTAACACTTGCAGCTTACTACGACGGAATAATCGATTTAGTAGACGGTCTAGTTGAGTCAATTCAAGGAAGAAAAGGTATTATAAGAGGATACGATTTAGCTTTTTCAGTTAAAGAAGATAATTCTCCTTTAAGATACTTTCAAGCTTTGGTTAAATACGTAGAAACTGTAAGACAAAGACTACCTCAAGACTCTTATATACAAAATCAAGTAGACGAAGTAGTAGCTTTAATAGAAACAACTAAGTATAAATTAGAAAACTTAAGATAGTGATTAAATTAGGACACTTATTAAACGAAGTGCTTCAAGAAAAATCTTGTTGGAAAGGCTATATTGCTAGAGGTACTAAGAAAAAAGGCGATAGAATAGTTCCTAACTGTGTACCTTTAGAAGAGCAAGAAGAATTAGAAGAAGCTGAATATCAAGGTAGAAAAGTTACTTTAAATAAACCGTTTTTAACTCCTGATGGTCCTAAAAAGAGATCAGTGTACGTTAAGAACGAAAAAGGAAACGTAGTTAAGGTAAACTTCGGTCAAAAAGGAGTGGCAATTAAAAAGCACATTCCAAAAAATAGAAAATCTTACAGAGCAAGACACGGCTGTAGTAATCCTGGACCAAAATGGAAAGCAAATTATTGGTCTTGTAAAGCATGGTAAAAATTATAATAAAATTATGATAAAATTAAAAGACATACTATTAGAAATGGGTTCGATGACAATCAAACCTATTTTAGATTTATACGATCAGAGTCCAGATAGAGTTTCTAAAGCTTTATTTCCAGGAGCAAAAACAAAGTCTAAAGCTGAAGTAGAAAACGAATTAAGAGGCTTCGATTATAATGAATTTAGCGAATTTAGAGACAAACTTGGAGTTGAAATAGAAGAAGCAGAAAGAACTAAAGCTGGAAGAAAAGTAAACAAGGCATATCTTACCAAGAATAAGTCTGCAATGAAAAAAGAGATCGATAGAGTTGCAAAATTAAGCAATGACGATCCTTCAGCATACACTAAATGGGATGCAGATTACGCGGACAAGGACAAAAAAAAACCATACACAACTAAAAAATCTGCAGCCACTTCAGCTTATGAAAAAAGATTCGGAAAGAACGAAAGCATTAACGAAGGCGACGCAGACAAAGCGTTAGCCAACAAAGCAAAAGCAACCGGCATATCAAAATCTGTTTTAAGAGGTGTATACGATAAAGGTTTAGCCGCTTGGAAAACTGGGCACAGACCTGGAGTTGGACAACATCAGTGGGCAATGGCAAGAGTTAATTCTTTTGTAACTGGAAAAGGTGGAGCTAGAAAAGCAGATAAAGGTTTATGGAAAAAAGCAAGCAAATCTAAAAAGAAATAATAAATGAAACTTAAAGACCTTCTTAAAGAAGCCGTAGCAGAAATCTCTTACAAAAAATCAGGATTAAAAAATCCAGATAAGGCAGACTTAAACAAAGATAAAGAAATCTCTTCTTATGAAAAGAAAAGAGGTGGTGCTATTGAAAAAAGTATGAAAACTGAATTCAAAAGTCAAGCTCCTAAGAAAGAAGGCATTAGATTTGGTAACGAAGAAAGACCAATGGAAACTATGCCATCATTATCAAGAGGAGAAATGGTAGCTATGAACCCTATAAACAATGTGTGTAAAGAGTGTGGATCTCCTATGATGTACGAAGACAAAATGTGTATGGAATGTGGATATATGCAAGAGAATATGGATCACGAAGTTTCAATGGCTCAAAACAGTTTAAAAGCAATTGTAAGCGACGCTAGTGAATTGATGAATAAAATGGGTGAAGAAGAAAAAGATATACCAGCTTGGATTCAAGATCATATTACAAACGCGGCTAATTATATTCAACAAGCAAGTCAAAATTATCACGAATACAGCGAACCTAAGCACAAAGACGGTACAGATTTAGAAGATTTGATGGAAGCAAAACGTAAGCGTAAATAATTATAAGCATGAATCTAGATAAATTAAAAGGACATATACCAGACAAAGTAATTGAACAAATTCCTGGAGTAATGGAGAAATTCCAAATCAATACTCCATTGCGTTTGGCTCATTTCTTGGCTCAGTGTGGTCATGAAAGTGGAGGATTTAGATTGACAAAGGAAAATTTAAACTATTCTGCAAAAGGTTTAAATGGTATTTTTAAGAAATACTTTCCAACATTAGAATCAGCTAAAGCGTATGAAAGAAAACCTGAGAAGATTGCTAATAAAGTGTATGGAAATAGAATGGGTAATGGTCCAGAATCATCTGGAGATGGTGCAAAATATTGTGGTCGCGGTTATATACAATTAACTGGTAAAGACAACTACACAGCATTTGGTAAATCTATTAACGAAGACATAGCTGCTAACCCAACAGTGGTTGCAGACAAATACGCTTTATTATCTGCTGCTTGGTTTTTTAGCAAAAACGGTTTA